ATGGGCTTCATCTGAAGGCAGTGATAGCGCCAGGCCGCCCGCATCGTAAGCATCAACAAACGCGCCCTCTGCAATCATGACGCCAGGATCACCGGTCAGATTGGTAAAAAACTGCTGAATCGCGGCCCTGGAGATGTTTGAGCGGTTGAGCATTGCATTGAAGCTCACACGCCTCTTCGGTGCGAGTCGCCTATATAGATCCAAAATCGCTGCCCGCTTTTCAGGATCATCAAGTGGATCAGGACCCCGTACATGCTGACCTGGACCATCATGCGAGATGCCAACACTAAAGCCCATGTCATCCAGCCATTGATTGATGTCGGCGTTCAGCAGCGACCCATTGGTGATCACTGAAAAGCCAGCGTCTGGGTACTTGCGACGAAGGGCGTGAGCGAGCGGACGCAGGGTCTTGATGTAAACCAGGGGTTCCCCTCCCCAGAACTCAATACGCTCGGGCGGCATGGTCACCCACCCATCTAGCCCCGCAACAAAGGCATGAACTTCAGCAGGATTCGTCTCAGCCGCGCGTGGCACAAAGCGCTGAGAACAGTACTCACACTCGTAATTGCATGACAGGCCAAGAGAGATCTTCAAGACCCGAGGCGAATCTTTTCGAGCTGGGGTGTCTTTGCTGGTGGCGAAGGGTTGACTTGCGGGCTGAACGGCTGCAAAGGACCTCACAACCGGCTGCCCGGTTTGCAGGTTAGTGAGTTCCGAGGTCTGGTTGTCGTATCGGAGGGCTGGTCCTGCCTGCCCGCCCGGAACGAGGGTAGAAATTACAAAAGTACTCATGGATTCCTATTGGTAGAAATAGACTGCGCGCATTACGCAATCTCCATCTCGAAGTGAACCTCGACACTTGGTGTCGCCGCTCGGTAGACGTGACTAAAGTGAACCAGATGGCTTGGAAAAACCAGTAGACGATCAGGCTTCGGATCGATGAACCGAACCCTCTCCTCGAGAGGTAGTACCTTGGTGCCAAAGGGGCCCACTGGGCTTTGAAGAACTAGCGATCCGTTGTGATCCCCACACGCATGTTTGGGTTCAGCTGCGGCATCAATCCAGTAGATGGCAGACAGCGCGGACGGCTCAACATGCGGAGGGACAAAATCGCCATCAAACTGAACCAATTCGCGACCGGTGATGGATGCGACATGGACGCCAAATGCAACTTCTGCCGCCCTAGCAACCATGGCGAAGAGAGCCTCAAAAACCGGCTCTTGGACTGCCAGAGACTCCCGGTTAGCTCTAGACCAGGGTTTCCCGTTCGTGTTGTTGGCCCGGTATGCGGCCAGGGCACGCTCGCAGAGAACGCTGCGTTCGCGTTCAGATATGCCCAGTTCCGTTACGAGGACTGGGACCGCAAACAGCGCTTGGAGCATCAGACGACCTCAAGCGAGATGTCGTCCACGCCGGGAAAGTACTTCCAGCCTGCTTTGATGCGAACCTGCTCACCTGGGCTCAAACCAGTGGCAAATACAGGGACGGCGGCAGTACCCTGAATGGTGGTGACCCTGGCCCGAGGTAATACACCTGAGACCGCTTCCAGATAGACGGTTGCCTGCCTTTCAATCGGCTGTTCAGCAGCATCCTCAAGCTGAATAGTGATCGTTGCCTGGCCATCGGCTGCGATGGTTGACGGAGCCGACAAGCGCAGGTGCGGCAGCAATAAGGTTCTGTGTGTTCCGCTTGAAGCCGCCTGGCTCCACTCAAGAGCCAAATCGCCGTCAAGTGAGATATCAGCATCGCTGCATCGCTGGTTCATGTTGACGGTCAGAAACAGCTCGTCGTCCGTAGCGTCGGCAAACGGCACATTGATTCCCAGAATCAAACTCTGCTGCGACATCGTTGCGAACTCGGTAGCCGCAAGTCGTGCAGGAAGCGTCGCCACAAAGAGAGAGAAAAGCGGGCCCAGACGCCCATCCTTGAGCGACAGGAAATAGCACTGATGGTCGCACCAGTCGGGGCGGTTTCTGAGCGCTGCCAGATTGACCCGCACCTCCTGTTCCTCTGCATCAAAGACAGGATCTTCTTCAGCATGATTTGTTCTGGCCAACCGGTATCGAACGATCAACGACCTGCTTTCTAACTCGCGCGAGATGGAGACTTGATGGAATGCATAGGGATGAAGAAGCGGGTTGGGTACTGCAATGACTTTCATAATCTCCCCCATCAGCAGCAACAGTCGCAAGCACAGTTGCAATTGCAGTTGAAGTTGTACCGAACCGACCGAAGTTGAATCTGACTTCCGTTGTCGATCAGTTCAGTGCGAACTGTTGCGACGTTCCCGCTTCCGTAGCAATTGATCGGCACCTCGGGAATACAGTTACCAGCATTGCCGTTGCAGTTGACCAGCGTAGGCGCGCAATTTGAGACGGATGAGAAGAAGTAGTCATGCAACCACCCGTAGTTCGCGGTCCACATAGATCCGCTGTTATTCATGTACATGTCCCAGTTGCCATCGGACTTTAAAAAGCCCATCAGGTTGCTGTTGACATGCAGATAGCGGGTCACGTTGTCCGTGTCCTGCATATTGATAGTTGGGGCGGTGTTCTGAATCGTGAGATTGCCCGTCATCGTGTCGCCGGTTTTTGCGACCCGGCTCGACAGGTCAATGTTGACCGTCGCATTGCCAGCGGCATCAGGCCCGGCACCGTTGACTGACCTCACAAACGCAGTGGAGTCGTAGCCATCGAGCTTGTCGGCGTCGGCGGCCTTGGCGGTGATGCCGAGATAGGCAGCGTTGTGGTTGTGCGTGCTAGAGGCAAACGCGCTCGCATGTTGGCCATCGAGCAGGTCGGCATCCAGTCCAGTACCTGTTCCATCCACAGTCAGCAGCTTCGCCAGGACATCAGCCGCCGTGTAGCTCGCGGCATTGAGCTTGGCGGCGAATTGCGTATCGATACCGCTTGCCAAATCCATGATGAAGCGCCAGTTATCCGGGTTGGTCCCGATCAACTGGTAGAGCTTCAGTTGGTCCGTGCGGTAGCACAGCATCCCAATCTGAAGGTTGGTCGTCGGGAAGGTGGTGCCGCTGTTGCACGAAATGGCCGTCTTGTCGTTGTTCAGAATCTCGATCAGAGAATCGGACAGCGTTCTGGACGACGGTATGTCGGTGAAGTTTTGCATCTAGTACCCCTGTGCAATCCAGGTGAAGGAGCCGGTCACGCGTGTGCCGGAACTGTTTTCGAGGACGGCGGTGAAGCCAGTCGTGGTAACTGCGCCTAGCAGCCGAGGGATGGCCACGGCGGTGCCCCCCTTGTGGGTCATGGTCACCTCCGGCGCGACCCTAAAGCTGCGCGAGAAGTAGATCGAGGCTCCGGCCGTTGGATCGGTGATCTGGGCAGTACCTCGGTCGAAGATGTCAGGGACGTCAACCGTCACCCGCAATGCGTCAATGAAGGCTCGGTCAGAGTTGCGCGAGTTCAGAACGGCTCGGAAAAGCGCACGACGGTAGGTGTAGTCGCCTTGGATGAAATCCCGGAAGTCGGTGTACCCGGGCGGATGACCGGCCTCGAAGATGGCAGCGAAGTCCTGCTCGGTGATCTCGGTGCTGCCAACGATCATGTCGCTGATCACGCCGTTGGCATGCCTGCGGTACTGTTCAGCAAATGCCAAAGCCTCGCGAGCGGTTAGGCTCATCGCTCTGCGCAGCGCATCGGCCACTGCAAAGCCCTCGTACAGATTGCGGCGGTAGGCTACCGTTCGACCCAGTGCCTCGCCCAGGGCGACAGCCTCGACCACTCGCTTGACCGTCTGCCGTGCAGCCTTGTCGGTCGTACCGAAGGCCTCCGAGAACGGTTTTCGGAGTTGCTTGGCCCCCAAGTCGCTCACGCCCAGGCCTTCGCTGATCCGCAAGATGAATGCGATCAGATCGGTATAGGTCTCCGCAAACGCGACAGCCTCTGAGATGCGCTTGGTCATCTGCCGATCCAAGTCGTCACCCAGCCCAAAGGCTTCGAAGGTTTTCTTGGTCACCCCCCGTTGAGGCGTCTCCGACATCGGCAGACTTTCGGCCAGGCGCTTGACGGCTCCCTGGCGAATCACGTCGCTCAAGGCCAGGCTCTCCGTAGTGGCCTTTGTCAGCACTCGGGTTAGGTAGTCGGATGCCTGGAAGGACTCCTGCACCTCCTTGCGACTGGCTTTCCCGAGAGCCTCGCCAAAGGACATCGTTTCCACCCAACGAAGTACATAGGCGATCAGGTCTGAGTAGGTTTCCCCAAACCCGATTGCTTCTGATTCGCGCAGGATCAATTGCTTGGCGAGCTTTTCTGCAATGGCCAGCGTTTCATTCGAGCGCTTGGTCCACTGCCTGCCGGTGGCCTCAACGAAGGCCAGCGTCACCGCAACAGCGACGTTATAGACCGCCGGATAGGCTGTGGTCCAGTTCTTTCCGGCGCTGGCGCTCGACCATGTAAAGCCAGCCGATGCCCAGGTGTACCTCGCGCCCTGGGTCTCGCTGACCGTCACCGTATCGGGCATCTCGATCAGCTCATCGTGAAGGTGAAGACCGCGGTCAGACTGTCATCTGCACCCTTGTTAACGACTGGGAAGACCACGCGATCGAGCATGATGCCGCCGGTCGCTGCGTTGAATACCCCGGCCTCCGTCAGAGCCCCCGTGCTGTCGCCCGCCAAGAAATCAGCGCTGAAGGTGAAAGTCTTGGTGCCCGCCGTGTGTGCGTAGGTCGCGGCATTTCGGTCAATTTCGGTCACCAGCGCCGACTGGGTGGCAGCCGCTGCGGTCGTACCGGTGCCCAGCGCAATAAAGCCCATCACGGCGGGTCGGCTGGCGGCTTTGCCAATGGCGTCAGCAATGAAGTCAAAGCCGACGTTGACGATGATGTTGTCTTTGTGGACCGTCTCGACCTCACCGCTTGCACGGCGAAGGATCAGGGTCATAGCACCGTGAAGCTGCATGGATTCGTCGATCATGAAAAGTCCTCGTGAAATGGAAAAAGAAATGGCGCTGTCTCTTTCGAGAGCAGCGCCACGGTTGGGAATGGGTTGAAAAGCTGGGGGCTAGTACAGACGCAGACTGGTAAAGGCTCCGATTGGCGCAAGCGCCGAACTGGCTGACTCCACATCACCCCCCATCCGACCGACAAAAAGCCGTCGCTCGGTGGCGGTCTGACACACGCCGATGCAAACGCGGTCCGTAACCGAGACCCCAAAAGGCACGCTCACTCGCCTGGACAGTTGGTCTTCAAGAAAGAACGCACCCGTCGTGGCGTCATAGCCCACCAGGAGTGATCCTGCGGGGCCAAGAGCCGCCCAGATCACGCAGGTTGTGACCTCTGACGGTATGAACCAAAAGGAGGTGTGAAAAACCGACGGGATATTCACCGACCAAGCCACCCGGGTGGTGTCTTTGACCATGAGACCGTCGCCGTATCGGCCGGCGGCATAGGCGACGCCTGCCGCCTGGCTCGAGACTGGATTTCCTAGCCCTGCGGTAGAACCGTTCAGACGCCATCCGTAGACTTCGCCGGCTTGCAGTGCATCTTCCCGGGCGATTTGAAACCGCGCATCCACGTTAGCAATCGCGCCGTCATAGGCCCACTGGCGCCTGGCAGCATCGCTGCTCCAGGGGAAATTCGCCTCCAGCCATGTGGTCCGGTCATCAACCGAGGCCCCGAGGCTATTGAGCAGCGTGTTCTGGGCTCGGATGGGTGAAACAAGGTCCACCTCAAAGAGGTACTCAGCCGTCTGGGCACCGGTGCTCATACGCAGGGCGTTTCGACCGTTGACCGAGACGACAGAAGCGAAGTGCTTGGTGCCGGGAAATCCCAGCGCCTGCTCATCGCGCGCCAGGATCAAATTGGCGTTCTGCGGCTGGGCAACTACGGTCGAGACAAAGGTCGGCGTGTCGCTGTAGATGCCTGGGGACGCAATCGCCTTGATCCAAAACTTGCGCTCTCCGTCAAACCCTGAGGGCAGCGTGTAGCTGGTGGACTTGACCTCAGCCACAAAGAGCGAGGCATCCCAGGCCGCGCCCTCACGAAGCTCATACCCGACAACTTCAGGCTCTGGGTTGGGCTGCCACCGGAATTCCAGCCGGTTTGCCGACTGCACCACATCGAACTGACGCACGGTCGAGGGCGCTTGTAGGCTCAGCACAAAGGTTGTGACGTGGGCGCTGTAATTGCCCGAAGTGTCGTAGGCCCGAATGTGATACGGGTAAAGGCCAGCCGCGCTCTGGTCGTGGACCATCTGCGTGCCCGCGGTCTTGGCCACCAACTGGCCGTTATCCCAGCCAGTTCCTACACGGACCTCGTAGCCCGAAAGGTCTGCATCTTGGAGTTCATCCCAAGAAATCAGTAGATCGGAGACTCGGCGCTGGACCGAAAAGCCCATGACATCCGACGGCGGCAGGGTCTTTCCCAGAACCGTTGTGCTCAGTGTCGCAGGAACACTCTCCTTGCGCGTGATCCCGATCGCACGCAGGCTGAATTCATACGCGCCTTCTTGCGCATCCCGGATTTCGACGTAGTTGGCACTGGTGAGCGGAAGGCTCACGAAGTTGCCGCCTGCCACTCGGTAGGACAGTCGGTAAGCGACTGCGGTCTGCACCTCGTTCCAGGACACCTGAACCAGCACCTGGGCCTGGTCTTTGACCCGGTACAAGCTCTCCTGCATGGAGAGCCCAGTCGGTGCTGGTGGCATATCCGACAGGACGGTGATCGAGCGGGGCTGCAAAGCCAGCCCCTTTTCAATCGCATCGAACTTGCTCGGGTTGTGAGCGAGTGCGGTGACCTCGTGCACCCCAGGATCCCGCTCGGCGACCGCAACCACCCGAAAGAGTTGCGGTTCGATGATGGACGAGGAAAGCACCCAAATGGCGCCAGCCTGCGGCACCGCACTGAAGGGGATCGTCACCGTCAGGGCTCGACCCGAAATCGGACCTACCAGCCGCTCCTCAACCACCCCAGTGGGCAGAATCACCGATAGCCGCCATGGGAGATCCGCTGGCAGGTCCTGATCCAAGGTGACCGTGCTGGCAGATGCCGCAGCGATCCGGCCCCCAAGGCGCATGCCCCCTCGAACTGGATCAGCAACCTTGATGATATCCCCCGGACGCACCACGGCCCCCTCCAGGCCCGTGCGGAAGGTGACGATCTCAGATTCCGACTGCTCGGAATACAAGAGCCACTTACCCACCCGGTGCGCCTGACCCCGAGAGGTGCATCCCAGGGCCACCACTTCGCTCTGCACGATGCCGTAGCGGGCGATGCCGGCGGCGTCCTCGACGTACTCCACCTTCTGGCGATAAAAGTCTTCGGGGTCGTTCCATGTGACCAAGGCCACCGTGTGCCGCGCCTTCGCCGAAGACCCCTGGTACGCAAATTCGCCGTCCACGACGTTGCTAGGGGCGAATTGGTAGACCGGATCGGCGGGCGCATCCTGCGTGACCGTGATCGCGCCACCGGACCAGTACACCATGCCCCGAAAGATCGAGGCCATGTCCTGCACGACCTTGTAGGCCTGCTCCCGCGTCTGGAGGTACAGGTTGCAGGTAAAGCGCGGCTCAAAACCGCCCAGCCCGTTGGGAACCAACTGGTCGCAGTATTGGGCTACCCGGTAAAGCGCCCACTTGTCGATCTGGGCCTCAGGGATGTAGCCACCCAAGCCGTAGCGGGTGCTGGTCACCAGGTCGTAAAAGCACCATGCAGGGTTATCGGTCCAGGCTATCTTGAAGGTGCCATTCCACACACCGCTGTAAGCGCGCGTGGCTGGGTCGTAGTTCACGGGAACACGAACCCGCAGCAGCTTCATGTCATAACTGCGCCGCGGGATGCTCGAGAACTGGGACGCATCGACCCGAAGCGCTACCAAGGCACTGTTGGGGTAGCGCAGCTTACTCTCGATGACCTCGGTGTAGGACTCCACAAAGGTCTTGTTCTGAATCGCACTTGAGGTCGAATCCGCCGTGATCCGGCGCACACGGATATCCCAGGGGCCATTGCCCGCGAGAGGCACGTAGTAGCTGCGCTGGTACTTGGTCGTGGTCTTGCCGGAGATCGTGTCGTTGATCATCTCCACGAACCCACCGCCGTTGACTTGGCGATCGATCGCAAAGTTCACCGCGCTGCCATTGAGATCGCCATTGGTCGTGTCCTGGTTGGTCAACTGCGGCACGCTCACCTTGACCCGAACGGCGTCCACATCCGGGTCGGTGATGGAGCGCACCACCGGCTGGCTCGCCTTGACCTCTACACCGACGACCACCTCGTTCTCCACGGACGAGAACCCGGGCACATAGCTTTGCTGCTGGCTGCCGTTACGGGTCTCCAGGGTGACGCCAGAGAAGTTAGTCGAGCCATCAGGGTTCTGAATCGGCGTGTCGTCCAGGTAGACCGATTGGAGGCCATCGACCAGCCCCTCGATCTCACCCTCGGAAATGAGGTCAACCACTCGCGCATAGGCTTTGGAACGCAGGCTGTCGGGGGCCTCTTGCGCCACACGGGCGCTTCCTCCTCCGCCTTTTCCGCCACCGCCCGCCCCAATGATGAGTTGGCTCATGCGGCGATCTCATCCACGTCAATGCCGGCGCTGATCACCGCCGAGCCCACTATCAATCGGCCGTAACCCACCGGCACGGGATGTCCCTGGGCGGTGGTGTTGACCGCACCATTGAAACTGTAGCTGGGCTTGTTTTCTGGGCGCTCAGAGGGCTCCGTGGCCTTGGGCGTTGGGGCAATCATCTGCGCCACGCCACCCAGAATCATGGCGGTGCCCACCGAGTAGAGCGTGGCCTGAGACAAAAACGCACCCGAAGCCGCCCAGCCCAGCGGGTTCCACCAGGCAACGGCCAACAGGGCTGCACCCAGCAAGATCTGACCGAGGCCATTGCCACCCGCACCAGAGACCACCGGTGCAATCGTGATGCGACTCTGTCCAGTCGGCTCATGCAGGCGGTCCAGCGACAATGCCTCACGGCCGGCCAGTACGCGGTACCCCACGCCGCGCTCGCCCGAGGCCACCAGTTCTCGTTCAAAGGCCGGGAAATTGGCCGCCAGCGCCCGAATGGCCTCGGCAGCCGACGAGATGGCCAGGCTATGCCTGCGGCCGAAGCGGCGCCCAAGTTCACCGAGAAGAATGATCGTGACCATGCCTGAGGATGTGTGTTGTGACTTTTTGCCAATAGCCGCCGTAGACATCTCGGCTCGAGAGACGCCCCTGCAAGTGATGAAGGATCAGCCCGTCTCCGAGATAGACCGCTGCGTGATTCGGTACAGGGGATGCCACCTGCATCAGGAAGCAATCCCCAACCTTTAGTTCGTCTGCATCCACCGGGAAGAAGCCAGCCAGGGCAAAGTTCTCCAGGTAGAGGTTCTCCCCGCGCTTCCACCAGTCGTCAAAGCGCGCGAAGTTGGGCAACTCCACCCCGCGCTCTGCTCGGAACCAGTCGCGCACCAGGGCGTAGCAGTCGAGCACGCCGTGAGACCATTCGCGGCCTACCAACGGGGCGACATAGCCCGACGGCTCGATACTTGCCCAGGCGACGCTTGGGACACTCACGATGTGCCAAGGCAAGCCACTGGCCTCACACGCCACCCGGTCAGCCTGACTCGGCTCGGGCGGCAGACCGGGGTGGCTGTGCACCACGGCAACGATCTGGCCCTGCTCATCGGCTTTGGCGTAGTCCTCGGGGTGAATCACGAACTGATCGGTTCCCACCCCCAGGTTTCGGCACGGCCAGTAAACCTCCCGACCTTTTCGGATCACAAGCAGCCCGCACGACTCGCGCGGGTAGGCCTGCCGGGCGTGATCGAGCGCCAGGGCTTGGTTCTCAGGCAGCATCAACGAATCAGCCCCGCGGCCGGAAAGCCACCAAAGGGCAACTCAGCGCTCTGCCCAAACCGGGCCTTGCACGATGACAGACGTTTGCCGCAGACATCCAGGCTGCTTGAGCCAACCGCCTGGTCATTGGCATCTAGGTAGAACGTACCGGTGTAACCGCACTCTGCCCCACGGTAGCGCCAGGGGCACACGTTTTGAACGATCTGCCGACGAGGGAGTGTGACCCCCTCCAGATCAAACGATGCGGCCAACTCAAACTCGACCACATCCCGCGTTTCTCTGGACTTGCGGTCGACGTAGTACACGTCATCAGCGAATTCGGCCGAGGGGTCGGCTGTCGGATTGACACCACCCTCGAAGTTCACCGAATCGAGGTATTTCGCAAGCGTCCTCTTGCGCGTGATCTTGGCGCCCACCAGGTCCTGGTAGGTGAGCACCAGCGCCGTGATGGCGCCCGTGACATTGGCTACCCGCAGGCGCGGGCGAGGTACCTGGCCGTTGCCGTTGAATTCAAAGCCTTCAACCTCAATGGGAAATGCCTCGTAGGCGTTGCCTTGCCAGACAACCCGCTGCTGCAAGGCATTGGTTCCGGCATGAAAGCGAACCGGCCCCTGGCCAAACAGTGCCAGATCCAGCACAAAGAGTTCGATCACGCTGCTGGGCGCGAGCTTCTGGATTTCGGAGGTAATCGCAGCTACTGTCATGACAGATCAAACACCTGTTTGAAGGTGACCCGCACCGTTTCGACATTGGGCTCATCCACTGATCGGCTCCACTCCTCGCACACGAACTTGGCAACAGTGCCACCAGGCGGTGTCCAGTCAAAGGCCTGCACGGCACCCCGTGCACGCAAAAACGCATCGATTGCGGCCGCCTCGGTGCTGGTTCGCCCCCGAAACTCCAGCGACCAGACCTGGGGCTGTGTGTTGATGCCGAAGGCCAAACGCTGCTCGTAGCCATCTCCAAAGGCCACACGGCGCACGGTGGGCCGCATCGACAGGTTGGCCCCGATAGACGGAGTCCAGGTAAAGGTCGACACTTACAAAACCCTCCGGCTGTCAAGGAGGCCACCGGCGCGCTTTTGAGCAAGCAACTCCTGGCGTACCGCACTGGCTATCGCCCGACCAAGATCACGCCCACCCGGGTTGTCCCCACGACTGGATGAGCCTGCATCTGAGACGCTGACCGAGATGTTGAATATGTCCCCACCGGACGCGCCACCGCTCATCGTGACCGGAATGGATCGGCCGTCAGGCAGCGGCACATAGGCCTCGGGCTTGCTGCCCTCGCCAAAGAGAGCCAACTGTGGGGAGTTGGCAATGCCTCCGGAGGCGTAGGTGCGCAGCGCCATGGGGCCGGCTGATGTCATTACGCCCCCATCGGCAAACCCTGGACTTGCCCCCAAATGACGTACACTTTTTTGGGTTAAAAAAAGGTTACGTTCAGATCATAACATCCGGGTTATCCAGCGTGCTGGCCTGTGGACAACGGGGCGCGCCTTGAACTGGC